CCCCCATTTTCCTCAGATTTGCCGCCCTCTCCCCCCCCTCTCTATTTTGAACAGCTAATCCTGTATTTTAATATCATGACACCCCCCGATACCATTAGACATAGGCCCTAAAATTTTTATTATAAAATTTTTGAAATACTTGACCTTATCATCAATTATGAGGCACAATTCGCGATATGGCTACCCAAAGAATACAACTATATGATTTGTTAGTGGGAGTTGTCCCTTATGAACCCCATTTATTACGTACACCAATGCGTACCGAGGACTTGATGCCTGAACTACTAGCAAGTGCCGCTGCCAAAACAGCGAAAGACATACTGCGTAGAAGCGGTGCTCCAGACATGGAGATTACAGAAGCGGATGTGGTCGATGCCCACACGATGTTTTCCGGCTATATGGCAGGGAACTCAAATGCTATTACCACGACCAAACTACAGAAACCCGAAACAGTTATCAAACTAGAAGCCTTAGTAGCCGAGTACGACTGGCGCGTCATCCAACACGCGGACCAAATACGAATGCTTGTAACCAACAAGTTGCTGGGACTCTCAGACCATAAAGACCCAAAGGTGCAGTTAAAGGCAGTAGAGTTGCTTGGTAAATTAGCCGACGTAGGCATGTTCGTTGAGAAGCAAGAAATCACATACAAGCAAAAATCAGAAGAAGAATTACAGAACTCACTCATGCAGAAGCTTGGTTTACTTATTGAAGGCGAAATCATCGAAGATAATCCGTCGCCGAAATCAACCTCTACACTGGCTAAAACTTCAACCGCACCAGTAATAGTACGAGAGACAGTACCATTGCCAGTACTACCAACGATAAACTTCACGGATATCATAAACTTACCATGATGGAAGCCCTGAAAGCTAAGATTAAAACCCTACCCCCGCATCAGCAACAGCAGGTCATGGCAAACATAAGCAAGATGCCTGAACGCGAACGCATAGAGCTGTTAGCGCTAGTCGATGAGATAAACGCACGGAAACAACGTAACGTTGCGCAGGGTGGGCTGTTAGAGTTTATCCACGCGGTATATCCGAACTACATGGTGGGCGCACACCACAAGAGACTAGCTAAGTTATTGGAAGAAGCCATCAACGGCGACAAGAAACGCATCATAGTGAACATCGCACCGCGGATGGGGAAGTCAGAGTTGGTATCATATCTGTTCCCAGCTTGGTTTTTAGGGCACCACCCCGACAAGAAAATCATTATGGCGACCCACACGGCGGACTTATCTATCAACTTTGGTCGTCGAGTGCGAGATTTAGTCAATTCTGATGAGTACAAGAACGTTTTTCCAGAGGTTTCGCTTAATCAAGACGCAAAAGCAGCCGGACAATGGAACACTACCGCTGGAGGACAGTACTATGCGGCGGGTGTGGGCGGTGCGCTAGCAGGTCGGGGTGCTGATGTGTTCGTAATTGATGACCCGCACTCAGAGCAAGAGGCAAAAACAGGTAATCCAGCTACATTCCTCCCAGCATGGGAGTGGTTTCAGTCAGGACCTCTACAACGGTTGATGCCTAACGGGGTAATTATCGTAGTAATGACGAGATGGAGTATGCTAGACCTAACAGGCCAGCTAACTAACCATATGATTAAGAATCCTGACGCTGACCAGTGGGAAGTTGTAGAGTTTCCAGCCATTTTAGACGAGAATACACCAAATGAACGCTCACTATGGCCAGAATTCTGGCCGCTTGAAGAACTTAAGAAGAAACGTGCTGGTATGGATACGCGATATTGGACAAGCCAGTATCTCCAGAACCCAACTGCTGAAGGGGCGCAACTTATTAAGAAAGAATGGTGGAAACACTGGGATAAAGAGGACCCGCCCCAATGCGAATACACGATTATGTCGCTCGACGCAGCTCAAGAAGCCCATAATAGGGCGGATTATAACGCTATTACCCACTGGGGAATTTTCTATAACGAAAGTACCAATCAGAACAATATCATTTTACTTAATGCGTGGAAAGAGCGAATGGAATTCCCAGAACTTAAACGCAGAATGATAGCCGAGTACAAGGAATGGGAGCCTGATACGTTCATTGTTGAGAAGAAATCGTCAGGTGCAGCACTTTACCAAGAATTAAGGTCGATGGGCATGCCTGTTTCGGAGTTTACACCTTCACGTGGTAATGATAAGATATCAAGAGTCAACTCTATATCAGATTTATTTGCATCTGGAATTGTGTGGGCACCTACAGATAGACGATGGGCACAGGAAGTAATCACTGAATGCGCTGAATTTCCAGTTGGTGTTCATGACGATATGGTCGATTCAGTATCACAAGCACTCATACGGTTCAGAAAGGGCGGATTTATAAAATTACCCTCAGATGAGCGCGATGATGATGTATTATATCGGTATAAAAAGAAAGCGGCGTACTACTAATGACAACACAAAAGTTTATGGGTAAGGGTCAACTTATTGACCGACTGACTGCACAAGTCGGTAACCGCGAGACTGCTATTAAATTACTGCAAGACCGTGGGCAATTAAAGGCAGATGGTAAGACATTTACCGCCGCAGGTGAGCTTCGCAATAATATGTCAGCGCAAGAACGTGCTATAGATAGAGCCACAACTAAATCGGGCAAACCAAAGAATGCCTATTCATACGACCCAAAGACTAACTCAGCGACACTTAAAAAGAGATAAATATGGCATTTGACAAAAGTTTATACCAAACCCCACTAGGGATGACAGAAGAACAACAGAACACGGATGGGGTTGAGATTGAGATTGATGACCCAGAGGCAGTTCATATCGGCTTAGATGGGTTAGAGATTGACCTAGAGCCTTCAGAAGCTGAGGCAGACGACGAGTTTAACGATAACTTAGCTGAGTACATTGACGACGGCGAGTTACAATCGATTGCCCACACGCTAATTGCAGACTTTGAAGATGACTGTAGCTCACGAAAAGATTGGATGACGACCTATACAGACGGTCTTGAGCTATTAGGCATGAACATTGAAGAGCGCTCAGAACCTTGGGAAGGCGCATGTGGTGTGTATCACCCACTACTAAGCGAGGCGTTAGTTAAGTTCCAAGCAGAAACGATGATGAGCACGTTTCCAGCTGCGGGTCCAGTAAAGACACAGATTATCGGTAAAGAAACACCTGAAAAGAAAGCAGCATCTGTACGTGTGTCAGAAGACATGAACTACCAACTTACAGACGTGATGAAAGAATACCGTCCTGAGCATGAGCGTATGTTGTGGGGCCTAGGTTTATCAGGTAATGCATTCAAGAAAGTATACTTCGACCCGCATCTAAATCGTCAGGTATCGCTATTCATTCCAGCAGAAGACATCGTAGTGCCGTATGGCGCATCAAACATCGACTCAGCAGAACGTGTAACCCACGTGATGCGCAAAACCGAGAATGAACTACTTCGCTTACAAGTATCAGGCTTCTATCGCGACATTGATTTAGGTGAGCCAGCTAACGTATTAGACGAAGTAGAAAAGAAAATCGCTGAGAAGATGGGCTTCCGCGCAACATCAGATGACCGTTATAAGTTGTTAGAGATGCATGTAGAGCTAGACTTACTAGGTTATGAACACAGAAATGAATCTGGAGAGCTTACAGGCATTGCACTTCCATATGTAGTAACAATGGAGAAAGGCAGTTCGAAAGTACTATCAATCCGCCGTAACTGGGAGCCAGACGATGAAACACAACAAAAACGCCAGCACTTCGTACATTATGGCTATGTACCGGGCTTCGGCTTCTATTACTTCGGCCTTATCCATTTGGTTGGGGCTTTTGCCAAGTCTGGCACTTCTCTTATCCGTCAGTTGGTGGATGCAGGTACCTTGTCCAATCTTCCGGGCGGGTTCAAGACTAGAGGTTTGCGCGTCAAGGGCGACGACACCCCGATAGCACCGGGCGAGTTCCGCGATGCAGATGTACCATCAGGTACACTAAAAGATAACATTATGCCGTTGCCGTACAAAGAACCATCACAAGTTCTTATGGCATTGCTCCAGAACATCGTAGAAGAGGGCAGGCGCTTCGCAAATACCGCGGACCTACAAATGTCCGACATGTCAGCAAACAGCCCCGTAGGTACCACGCTGGCAATCCTAGAGCGTACTCTGAAGGTTATGTCGGCAATCCAAGCGCGAGTTCACTACTCAATGAAGCAAGAGTTAGGCTTATTGAAGAAAATCATCGCTGCTTATACGCCAGAAGAGTATAACTACGACCCTGAAGAAGGTGACCGCAAGGCTAAGAAATCAGACTACGATATGGTTACAATCATACCTGTATCTGACCCAAATGCATCAACAATGGCACAGAAAATCGTGCAGTACCAAGCAGTTATGCAGTTAGCTACACAGTCTCCACAGATATATAACATGCCATTACTACATCGTCAGATGTTAGAAGTACTAGGTATTAAGGAAGCAAACAAACTAGTGCCGATGGACGAAGACCATAAACCTATGGACCCAGTGACAGAAAATCAAAACGTATTGATGATGAAGCCAGTTAAAGCCTTCGGTTACCAAGACCATGAGGCGCACATCACTGTACATATGTCAGCTATGCAAGACCCTAAGATTATGGCGTTACTACAAAACAACCCTCAAGCCCCTCAACTACAAGCAGCGATGATGGCGCATATTAACGAACACTTAGGCTTTGCGTACCGTGTTGAGATTGAGAAACAGTTAGGCATGGCGTTACCAGCACAAAAAGATTCAATGGGTGACGATGCTGAAATGGACCCACAAGTAGAAGCGCAGCTAGCTCCAATGCTAGCTCAAGCGGCAAAACAACTATTACAAAGTAACCAAAGCGAAGCGGCTCAGAAACAAGCGCAGCAACAAGCGCAAGACCCTATGGTTCAGTTACAACAGCAAGACCAACAGTTAGCACAGCAAGAGTTACAACGCAAGGTAGCTAAA